GAATTTTCCGGCGTTCCTGATGATGCGGCTGATGCGCTTTCGTCAATGCCAGAACTTATTAGAGCGGCTTTTTTCTTACTTTCCACGAGAGAATATAAATCAACGGGGCTTGATGTACTGAATATCGCCGCCGATTATGCGGAATATGTGGCAGAGGCGCGTTATAGAAGAAAATTTCCTGAGGATGTAAGCCATGCGTGATATTTACCACCAAACAATAGACCGCGCATTTCTTGCACTTTCTCACAGTGAAAACATGCTGGAAATATTGCGCATATGGCTTGAAACACTTGGCGACAATGAACGCGACAAACAAAAATCAAGAATTGCCACGGCATTAATAACGCTTCTTGAGCCTGTAATAATGGAACTGCAAGAAATAGATCTATTGCACGACAGATATAAAGAACAGCACACCGGAGAATAAAAATAATGAAACTTAAATATTCTGGCTTAACTGCCAGTGGCAACACTCACCCTAAATTTACGCGCGGTGATATTTACCGCGACCAGTACGGCGGCACGGTAATGATTAAGGGCGTGGCGGGACGGTGCGTAACTTACCGCCGTGAAGGTTACGAATATGATTGCGTGATGCCTGTTTATCAGTTCCGGCGTGATTTTTCTCTGGTACAGACCGCGCCGCATAACGTGCCCACCAGCAACGCCAGGGCACGGGCAAACATCCAGAAGCTGAAAACCATGATTAACGGATTCAGGGGCAAGAAATGAAAAGCGCACCGAACTTAAAAAAACAGCCTTACGACAAGATGACCGAAGTCATTATTTTTGCGGGTAGTGATGCCTGGGCACATGCGAAACAGTGGCAGGAACAGGACGGGCGACTGGCTGGCGATAATGTGCCTCCCGTTGTGCTGGCTGATGATCAACTGGATGAACTGGCAGACCTGAGAATCATCGACGAGGGGCGCTATTGTGTCCGGCTGTACAAGGCAGGCCACATCAGGCCATCAAATATTAATGCCATTGCGCACAAGCTGGCGGCGGCGGGTGTAACTGATGCGAATTATTACCCCGAAGGGATGCACAGCCATATGCGGGAGAACTGGCGCGAATACCTGGAACGGGTGCGCGGGAAAGAGCCGGCGGAAGAAAAAAACCACCAGCGAAAAACCACGCTACCGATGAGCGTTGGATCTACCGGATACGACACGCAACTGGATTACGTGGTTAAGGGGATTATTCCGGCGGTATCGCTATGCAGCATATACGGGGCTAGCGGGTCCTATAAATCATTCCTTGCCGGATCGTGGGCGTGCCATGTTGCCACTGGTCGCCAGTGGGGAGGCCGCAGGGTTGCACATGGTGCGGTTCTCTATGTGGTTGGTGAAGGCGGTATAGGTGTTCCGCGTCGTGTAAAAGCCTGGGAGGTTGTGCACGATGAGCAGGTGAAAAATCTGTATCTGGTAAACCGCCCCATCTTTCCGGCTGCCCCGCTTGATGTTGATGAAATGGTTATCGCTGCCCGTCAGGTGGAGCGGGAAACGGGTAAACCTGTACGCATGATTATTCTGGATACGCTGGCGCGTTGCTTTGGTGGGAATGATGAAAATGATTCCCGTGATATGGGGGCGTTTATCCGTGGTTGTGACGAACTGAAACGACGCACAGGGGCCACGGTGCTGGTGGTTCACCATTCCGGCAAGGATGAGACGAAAGGCGCGCGCGGTTCCAGTGCATTTCGTGCTTCGCTGGATGCTGAATACCGGATACGCAGGGAGGACGCAGGAAGCGAAGCGCTGGTTATCTCATGCACCAAAATGAAGGACGCGGAGGAACTCAAAGAAGCCGCATATGACTTACGCGTGGTGGAGCTTTTTACCGACGCTGACGGTGAATTAATCACGTCGCTGGTGGTGGTGGATGATCCGCGCCCTCCTGTTGAACTGGAGCGCATCGAGGAGGCAGGGAACAAGACGGAAAACCATACCGCGCTATGGGGATGCATACGTTCACGCACACAGCACGGCGACAAGTGCACGATCCCGCTGTTACGTGACGATATGAAAAAGCTGGGGTATGACACAAAACACCTTAAACGATGGTTAGCCAAACTGGAAAAAGACGACGTGATCTACATTGACGGTGATGATGTAGGACCACTGTAAAAAGTGGGCATTAAAAGTGGGAAAGGTGGGCGATTTAACGGAATTTTAACAAAATTACCCACTTTCCCACGTGTATATATCCCAAAAAGTGGGCACTAAAAAAATACCTATGAAACAAGATGATATAAATCCCAAATTTCCCACGTTGGACGAAGTGGGAAAACGTAAAAAGTGGGCGAAAAAAGTGGGTAGAGGTGGGCAAATGACTCAAAAACACAGAGACAGAACAGAGCCAAAATATAAAGCGTTAGACATGACAGAGCACGCCTTAAAGGTGGCAATCAGAACGATAGACCGCCACGCGGGGGAAGGATACGCGAAAGCACATCCCGAACTGATAAGCGCATTCATGACCACGACGGCGGCAAATTTTGCCACGCTGACAGAGCGGGAGATTGCGGAAGCTGAACAGGTGACAACCATCAACGTTAAAACCGGAGAGGTGGAATCATGACAGCACAGATAGCAGCTTACGGGCGGCTGGTGGACGACCCGCAGGTAAAACAGACCAGCAAGGGCACACCAATGACGCTGGCACGTATGGCGGTATCGTTGCCATGTAGTCAGGCGCAGGATGGGCAGGCTACGTTATGGCTATCGGTCATCGCATTTGGTAAGCAGGCCGACTTCCTGGCTAAACATCAAAAAGGCGACGTTGCCAGCGTATCCGGCACGATGCAGGTCAGCCAGTGGACCGGACAGAACGGGGAAACGCGGCAGGGTTATCAGGTTATTGCAGACAGCGTAATCAGTGCCCGTGCGGCACGTCCTGGCGGGAACAGACGCAAAACCACAGGCACACAGGGTAATCAGCCACCAGCGGGAGGCGATGACCCTTACGGTGACGGTATTCCGTTCTGAGGGGGTGGCGATGGTACATGACCGCATAGCGGAAGAACTCGAGGCGAAAGGCTTTTACCGGAGGGCGGCGGCGCGATGGGGTGAAGTCATGCTGCTGGTGGAGACAGACAAGGAACGGCATCAGGTTACGATGCGACGGCTGGAATGTTCCAGGAAGGCACAGAAGCCACCGGAGCCGCCGGATAACTTCGGAGACCTGAGAAAGGCAGTAGATCGCACTTATGCTGAAATGGGTATAGATGGTGTAAGCGATGAAATATGGCGAAATTACCAGGACAGATAATCACACAGCCGGAGCAATCCGGCTTTTTGTCATGTTTTGTAAATTATTTGTTCGTGGTTGTTCCACGTTGCTCGCTGACCGGAACGGCATATTTTACCCGACCTGAATCATGATTATTCTCGCCCGTGGTGCCAGGACGCTGGGGCCATTTTCCCGCCTGTTAATGTGCTCGCCAATATTCATTACCAGGCGGGAAAACGATCGGTGCGATTACTGATTTCCTTATGAAAAACGGTTGAGTGTTTGCCGCGTCCTGGAGTTCCTTACTTAACCCCAGGACTTTTTTTATGCCGAGAATAATCGAATTACGCCAGCAGAAAACCGCCATTAAAAATCAGATGCGCGACATGCTGGAGAACGCGGAAAAAGAAAACCGCAGTCTTAACGATGCTGAGGGCGCAAAATTTGACGAATTACGCGCTAAAGCTGAATCCCTCGATAAAGACATTTCCCGCCTTGAAGCCATTGCAGACGAAGAGCGCAGCAAGCCAGGTAAAAGCAGCCAGACCACTGACCCCGCAGAACTACGCAACTACATTCTGACAGGTGAAACCCGCGCATTAAGTACAGGCGTTCCCGCTGATGGTGGTTATACCGTTATCCCCGAACTGAACACCGAAATCATGCGAATGCTGACGGATGAATCCACCATGCGCCGCATCTGTACCGTGAAGAAAATCAGCAGCAACGAGTTTAAGCAGCTTGTTTCCGCTGGCGGTGCGACCGTTAACCACGGTGAAGAGGGTAAGACACGCGAACAGACCAGCACCCCGCAGATTAACGAGGTGAGCATTAAGCTGTATCCGGTCTATGCGTACCCGCGCACCACACAGGAAATCGTGGATTTTTCCGATGTGGACATCCTTTCATGGCTGACGGGTGAGATTGGCGACACCTTCACGGAAACCGAAGAAAGCGATCTGGTTGTGGGCGACGGTGACAAAAAAGCAAAAGGTTTTTTATCCGTACCCCGTGCAGAGAAGAACGACAAAGAGCGTGATTTTGGTACGTTGCAGGTAATTAAACCTTCCGAATCTCTGGCGTGGACATCTGCGGACCCGCTGATCGACCTGAAATTTGCATTACGTAAAAAATACCGCAAAAACGCGGTCTGGGTGGTTAACTCCACGACGGCGGCAAAACTTCAGAAGGTGAAGAACGCGAACGGCGATTACATCTGGCGCGACCGTTTACAGGCGGGTGATCCTGATACGTTGCTGGGGCTTCCGGTGGAGTATCTGGAATTTATGCCGGATAACGTTATCGCCCTGGGTGACTTCAAACGCGGTTATTACATCGTTGATCATGAAACGGGCGTGCGCACCAGACCGGACAACCTGACAGAGCCGGGCTTTATCAAAATTTTCACGCAGAAATATTTAGGCGGTGGCGTGGTGGATTCGAACGCGATCAAGATTCTGGAACTGCCACAGGACGACGATTAACAGCATACAGAAGGGGCTAAAAAGCCCCTTTAGTGTTTTATGGGTGAAAAAAATTATGAAGAGTATGGAAATCCGGTCATCGGAAATAACCACCAGCGCCAGCAACACGCTGACGGGTTACGTTGTTCGCTGGAATAACCTTTCTGATCTGCTATGGGGTGAGTTTTACGAAAAATTTCAGCGGGGGGCGTTTACTGAGTGGCTTGCGGCGGGTAATGACGTTCGCGGCCTGTATGAGCATGACCACAGCATGTTACTGGGGCGCACCCGTTCCGGATCGCTGAAACTGGAAGAGGACGACACAGGGTTACGCTTTGAACTGACGCCACCGGATACCAGTACAGGGCGGGACGTTATCGAACTGGTTAAGCGTGGTGATATATCCGGCATGAGCTTTGGCTTTCGTTCCCGTAAGGATGTATGGGATACCACAACAGATCCATGCGTGCGCACCGTGCTGGTTGCGGAACTGTACGAAATTACCGTCACATCCGTACCGGCTTACCCTGATTCCGGCGTGGAGCTGGCCCGCCGCTCCCTGTACGAGC